CCATTCAGCAGTGTGAGACCCCACTGAACACTTTGTTCTTTTCGGATTTCAACAAGAATCTTCTTCAGCGTGGAATTCGTCAGTCGTTCAAGAACAAAACTGGTATCTCCATCGATTATCAAAACCCTGATGACCTGTACGGAATCATGCGGGTTGTTTTTATCAACAACTCTGGTGATCACCATTCGAATATAAACGAACAGGTTAAATTCATGAACGATCGTGTCATATCTACGGCCATGTCTCAAATTCAAACCGGTGTGTCTCAGTATATTGCGTATGCGAAAGATATAGATACCATAAGTACCCCTATGGACCGACCTATGAATACCAGTACCACTGGAAATAAGATTGAATACAATAATAAAATTGGAATCAATTAAAGGTTTGAGTCCCCTGTAGAATAAGTATGAGTCTAAACAAATACAAATGTGAAACAGAAAAGGTGTGTCGGTCTAAAGGATGGGATCGCGCCCCCATCGATACTGTATGGCTTCTCCTGACGGAAGAAGTTGGTGAACTCGCTTCGGCTATTCGCCAGTATAAGAAAACATACAAGAAGACGAATCTAAAAAAGGAGAGAGGAACGGATGTTATGATGGAAATGGGAGACGTATTTTCATACCTTTTTCAACTGGCACATATGCTGAATGTTGATTTGGATAAAATGTGGGACGAACATAAAATTAAGATGGTGGATAAGAAATATAATCTGAAGTAATAACAATAATGAGTGAGTTTATGCTTAACGATGAAGCTGCCATTGATGACATCAACCCATTTGTCCAACACGATTTCTCCCTTCCAGGAGGTGTGAGACAGACGGGCAATTTCCAGGATTTTGAAGAAATTACCCCGGGTAAGGGTATTTTCGAGCCTACAAAGAGCGTTTTTTGTGATACAGGGCTTTGTGAAGATGAGAGACAACCATGCCAAATGGACAAAACACTTCATCCACGACGCAACATCGATTATGGTTTAGGATGTGGAAAACCGAAGAAAGTTAAGGTTGGTGTTTCCGATAGGAAAAAACCTTGGAAGTGGATTCTTATCGCGGTTCTTATTGCTCTAATTCTATTAATTTTAGTACGTTGAAGAAATACTTGAGACGAGACTTCTTTTTACATTCTTGAATCGCGTCGTCGACGCTCTGTTTACAAAACTTTTTAATAAACTCCACTTGCCAAGCACTCTCCATGTTAATACGAGGTGGCTGGAATGTTGGATCTAGAATCTTAACCGCGTGGACGACACGTACGTACTTACGAATATCCTGATCGTAAGTTAAGAAACTTTCGATTGAAAGTTCAGCCATACGTTGCTGCACTTCATGGGTATTTTTTACCATCGTATCAAGAAACTTCTCATAGAGTATTGACTTTTCGTCCGATTTGATTGATACCCAATCCCCGAGAGGTTCTGTATTAATATAATCTGTGAATGTAGAGTACCCCTTATTCCTCTTGTACCGGTCATAGACAATCTCAACATAGGAGAGGTCAGACTCTACATCGAAAACATGCTTTGCAGATTTAAGGAAAGAGGTCATGTACTTAAATGGAGAGTCTCATCTTTAAACACCTAAGTGAGCCACCCACGTTATAAAAAGTATGTCCAAAAATGTATTCAACTATTGCAAATAATAGCTTTTCGTATCTCTTGACACTCGATGAGATACGAAAAGCTCTCCCTGACGAGACCCGACCCTCATGGGTCAAAATTACAACCATCACCATGGTATCAAGCTTTATCCAGACCATTGATATAAAGCGACTTCGAGGTTTATTCGAAGAAATTGGTTCGTATAAGATGAGACGATCGGGAACTAAGACGGAAGGTTTCGAGTGGAAGCTCAAACCTACAACGTTTTATAACCAGGTGACTCTCACGTATCATGACAGTTACAGCACAAAGTCTGTGAAGGTTTTCCCTAACGGTTCGATCCAGGTGGCTGGATGCTGTGATCTCTTCGACTGCAAACGCATCATCACACAACTCGTTCATATTTTCAAAACCTTTTTGGGTTTGAAAATCAAAGTTCCTGTGGATTCATTTCGTGTGGTGATGATAAACTCCAACTTCAGCCTCAACTACAACATCAACCTCCATCTCGTCTCGAACTGGTTCGAGGAGTACGACGACATTTTCAAGGTTTCTTTTGAACCGGATAGGTATTCCGCTGTGAAGATCAAGTTTAAACCTTCAGAGGATATGAAGGAAATTACGTGCAGTATCTTCAGTACCGGTAAGATTATCATCACAGGGGCGGAGACCCTCAAGGAGATTGCGTTCGCCTACAACATTATCAACAACCATATAAATGAGAAACCCGAAATTAGGGTATCACACACAGAAGAGACTGACGTGTTTGATATTTATTTGGGATATAAATGTGAATCATTCATCAAAGTACTAAGGGAGAAAGGGTTTAATTCTTGGATGAGAACAGTTACCAATAGACAAATAAAATTCTAGGTGTATTGTAATAATAAACAATGGCGGCTATGCCTATGTTAGCTGGTGTAGGCCTTCTTAGTGTGTGTTGTATTTCTTCTAGTATAGCTTCTACCATGATGGGTGGTGGTGAAGAAACCTCCGATCCAGTCACTGGTGCTGGTGCTGGTACCGAAGATGCAGGACCCACTATGCTCAAGTGCCTTGACACACGAAAGCGTGGTGATATGGGTTGGACATTCAAGGAACGTGTTAAAACTGAAGCTGAAGCTAGAGCTCTATGCCCCGATAGTGAATATATGTCTCTCGAATGTCCAACTGCGGATGGTTTTGAGGTCTTTTGTGTAGATGATATCTCACAGGCGGATGTTCTAACCGATAAAGAATGTAAAGGTGATGTAGCTGGAACACCACTTCACGGGGGTGAAAATGCACATTGTGTAGGACCTTATACATGGGGTGACGTAAATGGTGGTGGTGCTAATCGCGGTTCCCTTTACAAAATTTAATTTCTGGGTGTATAATAACAATATGTCGCAGCGACTTGGTATGGCCGATGGTCGGTGTTTCACCATAAACTCTTCAGCCCAACTCTTTAACAACTATGTCATGAAGCAAAATGGAATTTCTTTCGAGGATAATTACTCCTACCGCCAGCTTCTCCAGAAGCAGGGACCCCAGCTCGTCGCTAAGATACAAGAGGCGGAGCAGGGTAAGGGTCCTTGCAATACATGTGATAAACCTCTTCTCAAAATGCCCGGTATTTACTAACTGAGCTAAATCCACGAAAAAACTTTAATACCATCTTGTAGAATGTCAACATGTGCCATATGTCTCGGTGAAGTCAAGTGTACGAGGATAAATCCTCCACTTCGATGCGGACATATGTTTCATTCCCACTGTCTACAGGAATGGAAAAATCAAGGTAAGAATACGTGTCCAACATGCAGGAAAGTTTTAGATGCTTCACAATTTAAAATTACAGTCACTATACAAAACAATTACACAGCAACGGCGAATTCTGTGTCCTTGAATGAGGGGTCTATATTTGACGTTTTAGATTTATTTGATATTAATTTTGATGTGGATCAAGAAGAAGATATCGAGAGTATCTTAACGGACCTTGGGATGAGTCTTACCGACTTTGATTCCAGTGTTTTTGACACAGAATGAGCTACAATACTTTTTGTAGTTGAGACCCGGATAATCCCTCGAAGCTGTACGAGGGTCGGTAATGGCTTTACCTTTAGCATCAGTGAGAAGTGGGCCAGTCGCCCAGCCCCGCTTGTGACTGAAAACGTTGGCCTTAAAAATGATCCGTTTACCAACCTTAAATTGACCACCCCTCTTTACTCGTGATTCGGGAACTTTAAAGAATTTAGCTACAGCTTTGATGGTATCTCCAGGTTTGATTTTATATTCAACCACCCCATGCTGTTTGTAAAAGTGAAAATCCCCTTGTCGAATGTAATTCATCGGTCTCCCAGGAGAAACAAACATCATGACCTTGAAATACCCCCTTTTACATTTTTCATTCGCTGAAACTTTGTATATCCTCTTAGGATTATCGGAAATAACGCGTTTAGGAAGTCCAGTGCAATGAGTATACGTGTGATGACCATTAGAAAGACCCGAACGGTCACCTGGGATAGATTTTTGCCACCTATATGCCTCGTAGTCACCCACAGCATAGGCGTAACAATTATTATTCCCAATACCCTTTGGTGTCGACCACCTCCTGTTCGTAAACCTATTTTCCGAACCACTCAGGGGAAGGGCTTTCATTTGTAATTGGCCTAGAAAAAAATATCAGTATGTAATAAAATGCTTCACGAGGTCACTCACGCCAAGTCTCGATCCGAGATGATTACCGAGCTTCTCATCTTCGCTCTTAACGTTCTCATCAGTACCTTCATTCTTCGTCTTGTCTGGAACCGTTCGCTTTCCAAGCACATCTCTGTGCTCAAGCCCATCTCCAGTCTTCTCGACGCGTTCATTCTTTCCATCTCTCTCCAGGTTGTCCGCGGTATCTAAATAGATTCCGTATTTCATTATTGATAAGTTGAAACACCAATCATATCAATAAAAAGGTTTACATATAATAAAGAATGTCAGTCGTACCTATGCTCGCGGGTGTTGGTCTTTTGATTGTATGCTGTTCTTCCAGTTCAGCTATGATGACGATGAGTGGTGGTGAAAGTGTTGGTCCTTCACTAGATGGTAATGGAGTGGATTCGGTCGACGAAACTTTCACTATTCCCACAGACGAGACATCATTAAATGAATGTTATGGTGCGAGGTATTGGGATCTTCGTGCTGCATTTGGCACTGATAAAGCGGCTCTTGGTGGGCACTACACAAACTATACAACAAATGGTTCTGAAAACCGTTCCAATTCCTGTACTCTCTCAGATGCAGAGGCACAATGCTACCTTGATCGCTACCCAGCGGTACAAGCATATGCGGGTACTAATCTCAAATTAGCGCGTAAACATTATTACGAGGTTGGTATGGGTGAAAATAAGGATTTCGTGTGCCCACCAGGTGTGACGGAGCTTAAGTGTTATGGTGAGAGGTACCCAGATTTACAAAATGCTTTTGGTACTGATTACGCGGCGCGTTCAACAGCCTCTACACTTTACAAACTTGGTCAGCATTGGGGTGCCCATGGAAAAGGTGAAGAGAGAGACTTTTCATGCCCTTAAATTTTTATTTCATTATTGATAAGTTGATACAATCAACTCTTGAATAATAAATGATTTAAACCTCGTTGTATCCAACGATCTTCTCCCCGTTAGGACCCTTGAGGGTGGGGAAAGCATCCATTCCACCACATCCACCCTTATCACAGTCGACGAAAGTATAGGGAGTACCCGTCTTCTTCATGTAATCTAACTGCTTACGAGTCCATCCGCAACCCATGGTTCCGTAAACAGTCCACTTTTTACCACCTGGAGAGGCTTTGGTCTTGTTCATGTAGAGTAAGAACGCAACGAGGATGACTGCCACTGCAACTAAAATTGTTGAGCGCTGCATATTTTATTATAGGTAAATATTTTTTTAAGGTTTACAAATCTTCTTTTTGAGCATATTACGTTCATCATTCGATAGACTGTTCACGTACTTGTTTATCTTTTTGGTATTTTTGGGGGTCTTGAGAGCGTAAGCAACAGCTGGGTCTAATGGTCCATTCTTGAGAGGTCTCGCCTTGTTCATCTTATTCGCAAGTTTTCTTTGTGCGTTCTTTTCCCGTGCCAATAATTCCATGAATTGTTTATTATTTGCGTTAGACCACTTGGCCTTGGGTGTGGGGGTCTTGGCCTTGGTCTTTTCCCTCTCAGCCTTATTCTTAGCCAGAG